CTGAGATCGGCGTCGCCACACGTGCCAAGGACGCCACCGCCGAGGAGCTGACCGACGGGCTGCGTAAAGCTGACAGCTTAGCGGCCCAGTGGGAGGCCGACGAGGTACGGATAGGCTGGGAGTACGGCGCGCCCGCTGACCTGGACGCTGTGGTCAACATGCCCGATATGGCAGTCGGCCCGTTTATCAGTGCGCTCGCCGTATCCATGGCGCCTATGTTTGGCGTCCAACCGTCCCGCGACACACGGCGAGACGCCGCCCTCGGGTACGAGATTATAAAATCTAAACAGTTGTTGATACCCACTACCGCCCCGGCGTTTAGTATCAACCGCCCCAGCATCGAGGTAGAGAATGTCAACGACCCCCGAACGTACTAACACCCTCGCCGAGTCCGACGGCGTCAGCGTGTACTCATACGCAAACCAAACTTGGCGCACCGCCGCGCTAACCGTGCTCGCTGACTACATCGCCGCGCGGGTGCCGAATCCGTTCGCCCTAAACGAGCGCACGGTCGAAGCGATCGCCAACGACCAGACGTTCGACGTCTGGGAGGACGGCAAAGCGGACAAAAACACCCTACTGATAGCCGCGTACACCGGCACATTACGCACGGGCACGACTTTTCGCTTTCCCGGCACAGGGCAGCGGCGAGACGGCCAGCGCATAACGCTAACCGCTGAGCAGGATTACCCCAATGTCACGTTGGACGGCAACGGCGCCACGCTTAATGGCGTGCCGGGGTCGATCAGCGCGGGCAGCGTGTACACGTATCACTACAGCGGATTTTCGCACTAGCTACCCTACTAACTTGGTGCCGGTGCCTAAAAAGTCGGGTGTCAACACCGGGTATTTAAGACCGTGTGAAGGCGCGGATGTGTTCGCGGCCGGGTTGCCCGGCATCGTGCGCGGCGGCATAAACTGGCAAGGCCAGCTGTACGTCGTGGCGGGTAACTCGCTGTGCCTCGTATACGCCGGGGGCGGACATATCGTCCTGGGCGAGGTGGCGACTGGCGGCCGGGTGTCGTTTGACTACTCACTAACTCATCTGTGCGTCGCGTCGGGCGGCCGCTTGTACCTAACTAACGGTAGTGATTTTCAAGAGTTGACCGACCCCGACGTCGGCAACGTGGTCGATATGCTCTTCGTCGACGGTTATTTCTTCTTTACTGACGGCACGTTTATTGCCGTGACCGAGCTTAACGACAATACGAGCGTTCAGGCGGGGAAGTACGGCAGCTCAGAGGCCGACCCTGACCGGATTCTAGCGGTACTTAAGCCGCGCTCTGAGCCCGTCGTACTCAACCGCTACACCATAGAGACTTTCGACAATGTCGGGGGCGCTGGTTTTCCGTTCGCACGGATTGACGGGGCCCTGGTACATAAAGGCGCAGTTTCTACCACCGCTTGCGCCGAGTACAATGGCGCTGTGGCGTTTGTGGGTGGCGGGCGAAACGAGCAGACCGCCGTCTGGGCTGCCGGGGGTGGCCAGGTGGCTAAGCTATCGACCCGCGAGATTGACCAGCGGCTGGGACGGCTGACCGAGGCCGAGCAGGCCGCTATTGAAGTCGAGGCCCGGCTGTATAACGGCCACGAGTGGCTGTACGTACACGCGCCTGGCGGGACTCTGGTCTACGACCGGGCCGCCAGCGACGCGGTCGGCGCGCCGGTATGGTTTGAACTCAATAGCGGCCACGGCGTCGCGTACCGCCTGCGTAACATCGTGCGCGTGTACGACCGCTGGGTGTGTGGTGATGAGCAGCATGCCCGGCTCGCTGCGCTTACAGACGAGCACGGCTTGCAGTTTGGCGAGGCTGTACCGTGGGAATTCGGAACACTGGCGGCGTATGCTGAGGGGCGCGGGGCGGTCGTACACGCCCTCGAGTTGACCGCCCTCACAGGCCGCGCCGACGGAGACGACCAAACGGTCACGATGCAATACTCGGACGACGGCCGCACGTACTCTGAGCCCCAGCCCCGCCAGGCTCCTAACATTGGCGACCGGGACGGGCGCATGGTGTGGCGACGTCTCGGGCGACTGAGGCACTGGCGAGCATGGCGATTTAGGGGCTCAACGGCCTGCGGCATATCGCCCGTGCGCCTTGAGGCACAGGTGGTGGGCGCAAATGTCTAAGAAAGTCACAAGGCAGGACCTTTACCAATTGACCCAAAACGAGCGGCTGATACGGGCGTTTGAGTCCTTGCTAAGCCGCTCGTTTGATGAGCGATTCGTCACGTCTAGCATGACGGGCGGCACGACTGCCGCGCCTACCGTACCCGCCGCCGTCACGCCGCAGTACACTATCAGCGAGTCAGGCCGCGTGACATGTGAGAGCGCGGCGCCGTTGCCGACTCAGTGTACTTTCGACTTACGGCTGACGGGCGCCCCCGGCGATGCGGTCACTGTCGCCGCCGTGGTCGACGGCACCGACACCATGCGGACTAAACAGGGGGTTTTTGACGCCGCAGGGGCGTACAGCGTGGAGCTGTCGGCGCTGGCTGTACTAAAAGCACCCAGTTACGTAGAATGTACGGTAACGACCGCCGGAACGGTGGTAACGACTGACTTTTATGTAAGCGTGGTGGCACTATGAGTTTACACGCACTGACACAGCACCTTATAGACGCGGGCGGGTCGCCTGACGCGGGCGAGCTAGCGCACTTTTTCGCGCCGGGCGTCTATGTGCGGCGCTTGGACATGCCCGCAGGGCTCACTGGGGTGTCGAAAGTCCACGCACGCGAACACATTGTAATCGTGGCGCGTGGCAAACTGGCGCTACGTTGTGAGAGTGACGAACAGGGCCGCACTGTGTGTGCCGGTGACGTTTGGGTCTCACAGCCCGGCGACCCTAGGGCATGGCACGCCCTCGAGGACGCGACTATTATCACCGTGCACCACAACGTTGGCGACGGACGGGACTTAGAATTGATAGAAAAACAGCATATCGCGGGTGACGGACTGACGGCGCCCCAACGGGAGGCACTGACAGCATGTCGTGGTTAGTAGTAGGTAGCATCGCGGTCGGCGTAGTCGGGGCGGCCGCGTCAGCTGACGCCCAAAAGTCGGCCGGGAATAAGGCGGCCGACGCCCAAGAGCGCGCGGCGCAGCTGGGGGTAGATGAGAACCGCCGACAATTCGACCAGCTCCAAGAGCTGTTGGCCCCTTACGCCGAAGGCGGCGAGGAGGCCCTGGGGTACATGCGGGCGCTGTCAGGCGCGGCGGGCCCCGAACAGGAAGCCGAAGCGCTGCGGGGCGTCCGCGAGTCGGCAGAGTACCGGGGGATGGTCGAGGAGTCCGAAAACGCCCTGTTGCAGAACGCCAGCGCGACTGGCGGCCTGCGTGGCGGCAATATTCAGCAAGCGCTAGCGAGTAACCGCCAGCAGCTGTTAGACGGCCTAACCACCCAACGATTTAACCGCCTCGGCACCCTCGCCAGCGCGGGGCAGAACGCCGCCGCGATGACGGGCAACGCGGGCATGCAGACCGCCGGGGCCGTATCCGACTTATACGGCCAGCAAGGCGCGGCCCGCGCCGGGCAAGCTCTCGCCCACGGTGAAGCTAACCAACAGATGATAAACAGCGCCACGCAAGCCTATGGTATGTGGGCTAATAGCAGGGGTAAGTTTTGAACCCAAGAGACTACAAACTGAACAACCCCAGCGCCATGCAGAACCTAGTGCAAGGCTTGGAGATCGGCGGCCGTCTTAAACAGCAGCGCCTCGCCAGTGAAGCCGCCGAGCGTAAGGCCCGAGAGGGGCAAGCGCTGCAGGCGGATCTCGCCCAGTTGCGTGAAAGCGGCCGCCCTGTGCGCGCTGCCGACTTCGCACGGCTTGCGTCCCAGTACCCCACGCAGGGCGAATACACCGGGCAGGTGCTCGACCGAATGACAGCCGAGCAAAAAGAGACCGCCGCGACTAACACGTCGCAAGTGTACGCAGCCTTGGCAGGCGGCAACACTGACGCAGCCCTCGAGTTTATGGGCTTGCAGATACGCGCCGCTGAGAACTCGGGAGACGAGCGCGGCGCTAAGGTCGCAGGGGTCGTGCGCCAAATGATCGAGACCGACCCACACGGCGCCCAGGTCGCGCTAGGTATGAGACTGGCGGCCCAGCTGGGCCCCGAGGACATGGTCAAACGCTTGGCTGAGGCTAGAAAACTGAACATCGAGACCGACTTTGCCGCCGACCGAGCTGTGGCCGACCTTGAGGTAAAAGGCTGGCAGGCTGAGAAGCTACAGGAGGAGTCGCGAACTCTACGCCATAGTCGCAAGATCGCAGCGTTGCAAGCGCAAGCCGACAAAACGACGGACCGCCTGAAGCGCGAGAAGCTGGAAGGCGAGATCGCCGACGCTAAAAGCAAGCGAGAGCAGAGCGTCCGAGACCGCGCCGCCGAGTTGCAGAGCGTCCGCACGTCCAGCGACAACATGCTCAATCAGATCGAACAACTTATGAGCACCCCCGCC